AGCATTACGTCAAGGAATATAAGAACCCGCAGCAAGCGATGACCGAAGCAGCCGCAAATTCGGTGTATCGGGAGCTTGGGTTCGAAGTTCCTGAGAGTTTTGTTCGGGTCGGGAGTGATGGGAAGACTTATTTCGTTTCGAAGTGGATAGACGATATGGAGGGCACACTCGGTCAGATCGGGATGACCGCAAAGGATGCGGAGCAGATTCTCGATGGGTTTGTCGCGGATGTCTTCACCGCGAATTGGGATGCGGTTGGAACCGGCCTGGATAACGTCGTCCGTTTGGCGAACGGAAAGATCATCCGTATCGACCAAGGAGGAGCGTTTCTCTTCAGGGCACAGGGTGCCTTGAAACCTCCCTCGGTTCTTGGCCAAATTACGGAATGGGAGAATTTCGTCGCCAAGAATCCTTATTACAAACAGGTGTTTCAAAAGGCTGGCCTGGAGAATGCTGATGCTTTGGCGGCACGGGCAGTCAAGCAAATCGATGAGCTTCAGAAATTACGACTTAAGTATGAAAGTTGGGATGACTTTTTAAAGAAGACGACTCCGAATCTTGATGCAGCTACCAGGATGCAAATCGCAGAGATGATGGAAAAGCGATTTGTCAAACTCATCAATAAACGGACGACTCTTGAGATTAGCATTTCGGTCGAAGCGGAGGTGGCCCAAGAAGCTCTCGGGAAAGCTAAGGCAATATCCAAATTTGATGTTGAAGAAGTTGTGCCAGTAAAAACGATCAAAGAAGCCGAGAAACTTGCGAAGGAATTAGGAGAAGCACTTGAAGTACAGGCAGGGCTTGGCCTTCCTGAATCAGAAGAGATAATAACGGCGATCTCGAGCAACCTAAAGATGCTCAAAAAGGTTGCTACCACGGTGCAGGCTAAAGGAATTGGAAAGCTGCAAGCGCAGATTAAACTTCTTGATGCAGATATTCTTCCTCGGAAAACTCTGACCGCGAACAAACTTAAGCTATACGAGAGAAATAAGGATATTTGGAAGAGAACACTCGCAGGTGAAAAGCCGAGGGATATTGCGGAGGCCCTCAACCTTAACGTCAATAATGTTCGTCGCATTCTTCGAGACTTAAAGAAATCACCTCTTGATGTTCCATCAGCTGATGGTGTTTTTGAAGCTCTTAAGAGTCAGTTTAAGTTCTGGGCGGACACGGAAGTTCGAAGGATGTCTCTAAAGCTTCGGCGGGAAATGACGAGCAGGTATCATTCTTACTTAGACTCGATTAAAAAGGATGTGTATTCTGCCGTGAGGTCTTACACCGGAGGATACTACACCGCAATGAATGAGTCGCTTCGGATAATGACGAAATCGGGGAAATTTGTCATGCAACACACTCCGAAGTGGACAAGAAAGACCAGGGCTTTGCAAGGGTTCTTAGTTAACGCTCCCCGTCCTCCTAAAGATCTGGTGGTATGGAGAGGGACTGATATCATTGGGCGGGTTGTAAAAAGGAAAGGGAAAGAGAATTATTTACGGGCGGGCAAACTAGCCCGGAAAAACGATGTTATGGACGGAGACATTCTTCAACTGGATGGTTTTCAATCGACCGCTATTAATCCTGAAAAGGCGTGGGCGCACGGGCATAAGGTGATGCTTGAGATTCATCCAACGTGTGGAGCATATGTGGATATTATTTCCACAAATAGCGGTGAGAGGGAATTCATCATGCCACACGGTCAACAGTTCCGTGTGGCGGGAATAAAAGAGTTAAAAGTAGTCAGGGAGGGTGTTACTCAGTTATTGAAGGTTATTCAGATGGAGGCACTAGGTGGCTGTCCCAAACTCCCGTAGCGAAGAAGAGTTGGAAAAGGATTTAACTCAACCAGCCAAAAATGTTCGCTTTCTCTGGATTGGCCCGACGAACAAACAAATCGAAGTTGCTCAAAAACGGATTAGGAAAGGGGAATCGGAGAGCCGAGTAGTTGATGAATTATTTCTGGAGGTTTTAGATGCAAATATTCATTACTTGAGAGATCAATTGGAGAGCTTGACAGAATGAAAGAGACACGGCTAGAGTGGAGGAGGAATTATGTTGAAACCTGTATTAGATAGCCTTGACCAAGTCCCTGAAGATTTGCGGCAACATTACACCTCATCCGGTGATCGGTTTGTTTTAGACCTTGACGGGGAGCCGCAAGGATTCGTGAAGCGGGATTCACACGTTGAGCAGGTCAATAAAGTTGCCGAATTTCGAGATAATAATGTGAAGCTTAAGGCCGATCTTGAAACGGCTCAGGTGCAAGCAAGGAAATTGGAAAGTTACGGGGATCTCGATCCTACCGCAGCTCGGGCCGCGCTGGAACAGGTTGCGGAACTCGGCAAAAAGGGTGTGCGAAAAGCGAGCGATGTTGATGATGCCGTCGCCAACGCTCTCCAGTCTTTCAAGAGTACGGAACTTGATCCTCTGCGTCAGTTACTGGTCGATGAAAAAACCGCACGTCAAGCTGCTGATCAAAAAGTATCGGATACTGCGATGCGGAGCGCTGTTCTTTCACAGTTTCGGGCGGCAGGAGGCCAAGACGCAGCGGTTGATTTTGTAGTCAGCCGCGCACGGGAAGCATTCCAAATGGACGGAGATAATATCTCCGCGAAACCTGGGGTGTATAGTAGTGATAACCCAGGAGAACCATTAACTCTTGGCGAATGGATGACTTCTCAGACGAGAGAGATCGGGTTTGCGTTTGGGACGAGTAACGGCGGTGGGGCTCATACTCAGGATGGAAACCCCACATCATCTTTGCCCGCAGGAGCGAAGTATCTTCGCAATCCAACGGCTCAACAACTCGGGCAGTTTGGGAAAGATATCGCAGGAGGGAAATACGTTATCGTGAACGAATGACCGCGTATACAGAGGGGATGGAGGATCGGGGATCTGCCATCGCCTGATACCCTTGCGGGGCAAGAGCGTATCCAGCTTCGGGGAGGCTGACTGATGACTAACCTATCAGTTGACAAGGAGCTTCTTCATGGCTGGAACGATGGTGACGACTAACATACTCCAAACAGTTGTTGCAATGGGTTTGGATGCGCTACGGCAGCAGGTTGTTCTCCCGAAGATTCTTAACAGGCAGTATGAACAGGAAATCGTTGGTTCTCGTAAGGGTGCCACGGTTAACGTCGCAGTCCCATCTGCGATTACGGCACGGTCTGTCACGGCAGATGTAGTTCCGCCAGCCGTCACAGCAATTACTCCAACAAGCGTCAGCGTAACATTGGATCAATGGTATGAGGCTCCATTCGCAATGGACGATAAAGCAATCGCCCAGACGCTTCGAGGAATTATTCCGATGCAGCTGAGTGAAGCCATCAAAGCATTAGCCAATAATATCGATGATTACCTGTGGTCACTTTTTGATTCGAGTGCAGGGATTTACGGCTACACGGGGACGGCGGGAACGACTCCGTTTGCTTCCGCAGTAACTAACTACCTCGATGCACGGGCGATTGCGAATAATCAACTCATGCCGATGGATGATCGGTATGTGATTCTTGACGCTGACGCAGAAGCGAATGCTCTTGCGCTCAGACCGTTTCAAGATGCTGGTTACGGTGGTGGCAAGGGCGTGATCGTAGCAGGAGATATCGGTTATAAGATGGGTGCCCAGTGGCTAATGAGCCAGAACGTGCCCACGCACACCGAGACAAATTCTCCAAGCTCTTGGCTTGTTAATGACGCATCGGTCGCGGTCGGAGATACCACTCTGACCGTCGATGGCGGATCAGGAGCGCCGGTTGCCGGGGACGTGTTCGTGATTGCAGGATCGACGCAAACCTACAGCGTTGAAAGCGCAACCTCAACCGTGATCACGATGAGGCCAAATATTACTTACGCATACGCGGATAACGCAGCCCTCACTTTTAAAGGCTCGTATGTTTTGAACGCTCTCCTACATAGAGACGTTGCAGCATTTGCAATGGCTCCTCTGGTACAGACGCAACAAGTTCCTGGGGACATGCAAGCAACGGCAATCGATGAAGACAGCGGTCTTTCTTTACGCCTTGAGGTGACCAGACAGTATAAACAAACGCAATGGGCCCTCGACGCATTATACGGTGGGGCAATTATCAGGCCGGAGCTTGGCGTGATCATCGCTGGATAGTAGGTAACTCGCTCAGGGTGCGCTCCTCCGGGGGCGCACCCTGTTCGCGGAGGTGACGAATGGGGATAGTTAAAACGCTGCTCGTAACTCTGCTCAAAAGCGGAGCCCAAGCAGTCATCAACGCTTCAGATTTTGATCCTGCTGTTCATCGGTTGGGTGCGGCGACATCTAAACCTAAGAAAAAGGCAGCAGCGAAGACGGGGAGGACTCGGTAATGGCCGTCTTTCCCAAACGTTCAACGGCGATCCAGACGCTCAATCTCACCAACACCAACGCGGGAACATATATCAGCGCAGAGGTATCCATTTTGATGGGGGCGAGTGTAATCGCGTGCCAAGCCGTTTTTGTGCGGGGGGGAGGCGGCACGACGACAGATGTTTTCCTTCAGACAAGCCTCGATAACGGATCGACCTGGATCGATATCGCACAATTTGCTCTCGCCACAACAACCGTCACGAAAGTATCAGCGGTGAGGCCGTATATCGCGCTGGCCGCGAACGTCACACCGACCGATGGCGCGTTGTCCGACAATACGATTCTCGACGGATTGATTGGCGACCGGCTGCGGGTGAAGACCGTGGTCGTCGGCACGTATAGCGGCACGTCTACGCTCAATGTAAACATCTGTATTAATTAGCCATGGGAACTTCAACTCTCGTCGCAACAGCGAAGAGCACCACGGCGAACTCGTTTTGCACGCTGGCCGAGGCGGATCAATATCAAGACAATCGGCCAGCCGTTTCGACGACGTGGGCGGATGCATCCGAAAATAATAAGATACGAGCGCTTCTCTGGGCTACTCAATTGATGGAGTCGCTGTTTACCTGGACGGGTTACGCGACAACGACAACGCAAGCCCTCGGGTGGCCGCGAACCGGATTGCTGGATCGTATTGACGCGAGTTTGGATTCCGACACTGTGCCGGAAGAAGTGAAAAATGCAGAGGCAGAATTTGCTCGGCAACTCTTGGTCGCAAATCGTGGGCAGGACAACGAAATTGAATCGCAGGGGATCTCAAGCATTAAAGCGGGGTCGGTGTTCCTGCAATTCACCGCGAATCAATATAATAAAGTTATTCCAGATGTTGTCTATCTGATGATTCCATCGGACTGGTTTAGTTCTGTGAGGGGCCGCATTACACCAACTCGTATCGTTGAGAGGGCTTCATGAGTCTCGCCACGATTCTTCAAGGCGGCATCTCGATTGCGAACGATGTGACGAATTCTCTTCAAGCCACCGTGACGCACAAGGCGTTTTCGGCGGTGGACGGCTACGGAAAAATCACGTATGCCACGGGCGTGGCTCGCACTGCGATTGTCGAACGTCGCCAAAAGTATGTGCGAACGGCGACCGGGGAAGAAAAATTGTCTCTGGCAAGGATCTTATTCCTTACGCCTGTGTCGGTGGATGAACGGGATCGTTTCACGTTACCGGATTCGACAGAGATGCCCATATTAAGAATTGGCGGTCCAATCGATCCGACAACTAACCAAGAGTTTGTCGTCGAGGTGGAACTTGGCTGAGAATCTGAAGGGTGAAAAAGCTGTTCAGAAAAAATTAAAGAAAGCCGCGAAAGTAATCCCTGCTGAAATGGGCGCTGCTCTTTATCAGGAAGCTTTATTGATCATGGCAGAATCGATGCGGCGAACGCCGGTCGAGATCGGTACGCTCCGAGATAGTCACGAAACGAGCGAACCCCGGTGGAAGGGAGATACGGTGCAAGTAGATATCCAGGTGGGAGGACCAGCAGCCCCTTACGCCAAGATCGTTCATGAGCGCGTCTTTGCCCCTAGCGGAAATCTTGTAAAGCATAAAACGGGGAGAGCAAAGTTTTTAGAGTCTGCTCTTTTTGATGGCATCCCTGGATTGAGAGCACGGGTTGCAAAGCGAATTCGGTTAAACAGGTTGGCGTAACGTGGCAAATGTTTTAGATGATCTTGCAACTCGAGTAGCGACAACAATCAGCGGAACTGTAGGAACGGATATTTTTAAGTCAACGATGCCTCCGACTCCCGATGCATGTGTTTCGATTATTGAAACGGGTGGTTTAGCTCCGACACGAGCATTTGGAACCGCAGGGATTCAATACGAACGACCAGGCATTCAGTTTCTTATTCGAGGGGCTCCGAATGACTACGAGACTCCCCGAACAACGGCACAAACGATGTTCGAGAATCTGGCGACGATTGAAACAGAAGATTTAAGCGGAACAAGGTATTACCTAAGTGAAAATCTTCAAGAGCCATTTCCGCTAGACGTTGACGAACAAGAACGACAGACGATTGCTTTCAATATGGTTTTCACGAAGGATGTGAATGCATGACATTAC